TATAAGTATTTGTAACTACTAAGGTTAATGTTGTTGCACCATTTGATTGCACAAATGCATTTCCTGCTACTGAACAATCCGTTACATTCCCTGCATAGGTTCCTCCATTTACTGCAGGTGTATTTCCTAACATTACATTAACTCCACTCACTAACAACGCTACTGAACTATTGGTTGCACCCGTTGTAGTATTTGCTGAGGAAACAACATAATCAACATTATAATTACCTACCGGTAACAATAAGGATCCTGCTGTATTAACTATCCCCAGTCCATTAAATGACGCTGTTGCCAACAACAATTGTAATGGTGTTACATCTGTTGTTGCTTCAGTTGTCGTACTTTGAAATACCGACACTGAATTATTTGTTGGTGCTGCTAGCGCATTATCCAATATTGGAATGGATAGTCGTACTCTATAACGTACATGCAACTCTCCTACTTCCACATTGTTTACTATGCCTTGAGTTGAAACAAAGAAGTTTCCCACATCATAGGTCTTAATGTCTGATGCTCCCGGTAATCCTGCTGGTCGGACAAACCTGGCATCATTCGACAGTCTTTTCAAAAATTTTGGTGGTATGACCAACCTAAAATTTTCACATGGCATCGCATCTACATGTGGATCTGTATCCTCCACTTGTTGCTTTGTCGTAGGAGCACCATCTGAGGCATCCGAGTCAAAATGGAACATGACTTTTCCTACTTGCCCGTTTGTTGCAAATTCTGAAACTTCTCTCTTGTAAAAGAACTCTAAGTACTCAAATTCGTACTTTTCAAAGTTCTTGGCAATTGTTGATGCCCAAGGAAATGTTCCTGCTTGACCAATATTTACTGGATATTGTGTCGTATGAAAATTTGGTTGATTTGCAACTGTTACAGCTCCAATATACTCTTCTTCAGAGATTGTCATTCCTTGCCGATTAGTTGTAACATTTCGCGAACTGGATTTGTTTCCTCCAATTTGCCTTGGACCTTTTGGTGATCCGTTTGCATTCCACTGACTTGATCTAGCTGGAAGCATGCCCCCTCGACGATTAACTCGTTTTCTAGGTGCTCTTTTTGTTTTTGGTTGTTGGGCCCCACGATTAGGACCTCTGCGACTCTTTGCAGTTTTATTAGGATTTTGACGTTTTCCGTTCATAATTCTTTTATGTGACTTAATTATCTTTCTTTCGTTTTCACATAATGATTGCA